CTACAGAATTGATGACGAAGGTAATCGTGATGTAGTAAGTGATAGCTATTGTCAAAGATACGCTGGTCAAGGTGTACGTGAAAGTGATTTAGAAGAAACAGATATGAAAGAAGCAATGCGTTTAAACTCAAAAGAATATTATCAAATTCTAGATACTGGAACCGATGAATGGCATGATGATTTCCGATATGTAGGAGAAATTGATGGTGGATCTACAGTAGGAGAAATAGGCGATCATATGTTTATGGCTCCTACAGGTCCTGGTGCTTTTGTGTTTGTAAATATATCTGATGTTGATTTAGATACTATGGTTAAACCTAGTATGAGCGAAGGTGAATTAGAAGAAGTAATTGACGATACTGATGTTGAAGTAACAGATGACGAATTTAGTTCAACTGACTTCGATAAAGAACCTTCAAAGAAAGATATTAAAGCAGCTGAAAAAGAATTTAATTTTTCAGTTCCTAAAGCTGATGATTCCGTTGCTGATTCCGCATTAGAAAAAGCTAAGCAAATTATTAAAATTAAAGTTGGTAAAATTTTATCTCAACCAAAAGGACAAAGATCAAAATCAACTGATTTAGTAGTATTAAGACAATTTATTCAAAGACCAGACATTAAGAAAGCTTTTAAAGCTCGTGGTTTAGATATAATGGATTTTGTAAAAGATGTAATCGCTTAATTATGGCAAAAAGAATTGAATTATCAAGCTTAATAACTGAGGCAAGTATTAAAGATCCTTTATTACAACAAGTAATAAGATTACAACGTACTGCTTCTAAAGTATTTAAAAATACAGCTGATAATATTAACATTCCCCCAAGAGATAGAGCTGGTTTATTAAACGCATTTGGTGATTTAAATGACCAAATTGAAGCATTAGGTTCAGCTATTGAAATGAATGTTACTGAAAGAGCTCAGATGAAGGAAGTAGACACTTATCATATTGATGATAGCACATTTGAAAGAATGGATGGTTTAGTTCCTCAAAGTGCTTTACAAGCATTGGTTATTGCTATTCAATCTATCATTCGTTCCTTAAAAGAAGAAGGATTTGAAGATGATGAAATTTTTGACTACGTTTTAGCAAACGTACAAATGTTAGATAGAAACTAATGAAAAAATATATTTTACCCATTGTATTAATTTTACTTTTGCTTTGGTTAGCATTTGATAAAGTATCAAATATCGGACTAACAAGTGAATTTAAAGCAAAACAAGATAGTTTAGTACATGCCGTTGATTCAATGCAATTAGTAATCGCTAAAGAAGATGCTGAAATTGATTCTTTAGATTTAGTAGCTGTTGAATTACAATACAAAATAGATCATCAAAAATCTAAAGTTAAAACTATTGTTGAATACATTGAGGTAGAAAAAAATAATATTGATGGTTTTTCTAGTCCTGAATTAGTAAGCTCATTTAATAAACGCTACCCAGTAGACACAATTACTACCCCATTATTAGTAGCTCAACCAGTACTAGTTAGCGCCGCTAAGGATTTAGTAGAATTAGATGGTGCCAAACAAATTATAGTATTAAAAGATAGCTCTATCAACACATTAGAAGAAAAAGTAACTGTTAAAGATAGTGTTATTGCTAAGTATGTTTCTAAGGAAAATACCTATAAGAACATGGTTGCTAATCAAAACACACAAATTAAAGATTGGAAATTCCAATACAATACTCTACAATTAGAAAACGCTAAATTAAAAACCAAAAATAAATTTACTAAAATTGGTGCTAGTTTAATCGCTGGTGGTTTAGTATATTTAATGTTAGTAAAGTAAGCCCCGCTATAGTCTCAGTATTATAGCTCTACCCGACCCCGTAAGGTCGGGCTTTTTAATTCTCGTGTATATTTATATATATAAAACCTGTTATGGCTGAACAAAACATAAAAGATATAATTAAGCAGGAGTTCGTAAAATGTGCTCAAGATCCTGTTTACTTTATGAAAAAATATTATTGGATTCAACACCCACAAAGAGGTAGAATTCAGTTTGGATTATATCCGTTCCAAGAGAAGGTATTAAATATATTTAAGAATAATTCCTACTGTATAACAAATAAATCAAGACAGTTAGGTATCTCTACACTAGTATCAGCTTATTCATTATGGCTGATGCTATTTAATAAAGATAAAAACGTGCTTGTAATCGCTACTAAGCAGGAAACTGCTAAAAATATGGTTACTAAAGTACGTTTCGCTTATAATAACCTCCCCTCATGGTTAAGACTAAAAGCAGTCGAAGATAATAAATTATCACTTCGATTAGCAAATGGTTCTCAAATTAAAGCAGTTTCAGCGTCTGGGGATGCTGGTCGTTCCGAAGCTGTATCTTTACTTGTAATAGATGAAGCTGCGTTCATTGATCAAATTGAAGATATATTTGCTTCTGCTCAACAAACACTAGCTACGGGTGGTGGATGTATAGCTATATCTACTCCTTATGGTACTGGTAACTGGTTTCATAAAACATGGACTAGAGCTCAATCAGCTGAAAATAAGTTTGTACCTATTAAATTACCTTGGTCAGTCCACCCTGAACGAACTCAAGAATGGCGAGATGAACAAGATTCATTATTAGGACCTAGAAACGCAGCACAGGAATGTGATTGTGACTTTACAACTTCAGGTGATACTGTAATTGATCCTCCAACATTAAACTTTTATATAGATTCCTTTATGAAGGAACCAATGGATAAAAGAGGTATTGATGGTTCACTTTGGATTTGGGAAATCCCAGATTACTCTAAACAATATGCTGTTATAGCCGACGTAGCTAGAGGTGATGGTAAAGACTTTTCAACATTTCATATTATTGATGTAGAAACAGCAATACAAGTAGGTGAATTTAAACAACAACTACCGACTCGTGACTTTGGTAACTTGCTTGTTGGTATAGCTACTGAATATAATGATGCTTTACTTGTAATTGAAAATGCTAACGTAGGTTGGGCTGTAATTCAGCAAGTGATAGACAGAGGATATCGTAATCTTTACTATTCTCCAAAAATGGATATGGCAATGGGTAACGTTGAACAATACCTTACCAAATTTGAAAATTCAAGTGGTATGGTTCCTGGATTTACTACTTCTCTTCGCACAAGACCACTTGTTATCTCAAAGATGGTGTCGTATATTCACGAGAGAGCTTGTACTATACAATCTAAACGATTACTTGAGGAATTAAGAACATTTGTTTGGAAAAATGGTAAGGCACAAGCGCTTGATGGGTATAATGACGATTTGGTAATGGCTTGGGGTATCGGGATGTTTTTAAGAGATACAGCTTTATCTTTTAGACAACAAGGTCTTGACATGGCTAAAGCTTCTATTAGTGGCATTTACAAAACGGGTAACGATTTATCGCCTGTTTATTCTCCTAATAACGGGAATTTTATGTCTAACCCATACCAAATGGATTTACCCCACGAACAATCAGAAAATATAAATTGGTTGTTAGGTTAATAAATATTTATATAATATAAACAATAATATGGCTGAAAATTCACTATTTGGTAGACTTAAAAAACTCTTTTCTACAGATGTTATTATTCGTAACGTAGGAGGTAAAGAGCTTAAAGTAATGGATACAGATGGTATCCAAAGACTCGGAGTTATCCAAACAAACTCATTATACGACAGATATGCTCGTTTATATACCACATCTGGTGGTATCAATTACAACCTTTCTCAACAACTAAACTACCCTACTACACGTGTTCAGCTATATGCCGACTACGAGGCAATGGATACAGATGCCATATGTGCTTCTGCCCTTGATATAATAGCAGATGAATGTACTTTACGCAATGAGCAAGGAGAAGTATTACAAATTAGAAGTAGTGACGAAACAATTCAAAAGATTTTGTATAACTTATACTACGATATATTAAACATTGAGTTTAATTTGTGGTCTTGGACTCGTAACATGTGTAAGTATGGTGATTTCTATCTTAAATTAGAAATTAGTGAAAAGTTTGGTGTATATGGTGTTATTCCATTCTCATCTTATAATATTTTAAGAGAAGAAGGATATGACTTACAAAAACCACAATCAGTACGTTTTAAATACGATCCTACTGCTCAAGCAACATCACCTTTAGGATATGTTTTATCCTCTCCCTTAGTAGATCAAGAAGGTAAAGGTGTTTATTTTGATAACTATGAAATGGCTCACTTTAGATTATTAAGTGATTTTAACTATTTGCCTTATGGTAGAAGTTATTTAGAACCAGGACGTAAGTTATATAAACAACTAGTGTTGATGGAAGATGCGATGTTAATCCACCGTATTGTTCGTGCTCCTGAAAAAAGAGTATTCTATGTTAACGTAGGTAATATTCCACCTAATGAGGTAGAAGGTTACATGCAAAAAATGATGAACAAAATGAAGAAAACTCCAGTTGTTGACCCACAAACGGGCCAATACAACTTGAGATATAACATGCAGAACGTACTTGAAGATTTTTATATACCTGTTCGTGGTGGTGATACAACAACCAAAATCGATACTACAAAGGGTTTAGATTATGCGGCTATTGAAGACGTAACATACCTTAGAGATAAATTATTCTCCGCTTTAAAAATCCCTAAAGCGTATTTAGGCTATGAAGCTGAATTAAGTGGTAAAGCTACATTAGCTGCCGAAGATATTCGTTTCGCTCGTACAATTGAACGCATCCAGAAGATATTAATCAGTGAATTGACTAAAATTGGTTTAGTTCACTTATATGCTCAAGGTTATACTAATGAACAATTAACAAACTTTGAATTATCATTAACAACTCCATCAATTATATACGATCAAGAACGTATTGAATTATTAAAATCTAAAATTGAATTAGCCGGTAGCATTATGGAAAATAATTTAATGCCTACTGATTGGATCTACGATAATATCTTACACTTATCTGAAAACCAGATTTCTGAAATTAGAGATTTACTTGCTGAAGATAAAAAACGTGAATTTAGATACGAACAAATCAAAACTGAAGGTAACGATCCCGCAGAATCAGGTCAAGCATATGGTACACCTCACCAATTAGCATCATTGTATGGTAAAGGTAGACAATCCACACGAACTAAAGACGATGTGCCTAAAGGATATGATGAAGATAATGATCAATATCCTGAACAACCAATTCCAGGAAGACCTGAAAAAGGTGTTGATCATAACGATCAAGATAGTAATTTTGGTCGTGATAGATTAGGTAAAGATGATCTTAAAGGTGCTGGTAAAGATGCCGACGGAATGGACAAATATAATGTAAAGACTCGTGCTAATGTTAACGCTAACATGAAGCTTGAATCTATGAATACCAACGCAATATTCTTTAAAAACAAAAATATGTTTGAGGACATGAAATTTTCACGCAAAATCAACCTTTTTGAGCAAAGCAATTTGTTAGACGAGGACAATATCCGCGAGGAAATCAAATAAATTAAATATTTATAATTAGTAGCGTTCTACAATCATGAAAGTTAAACATAGTAAATTTAAGAATACTGGTATTTTGTTTGAGCTATTGGTGCGTCAAATTACGGCGGATTCCATGGTTAATCAAAATTCTAAAGCATTGGGATTAATTAAAAGATATTTTATTAATTCTGAAATGGCTAAAGAAAACAAACTTTACCAGTCTCTAGTTAATTCTGAACAATTAATAGAGCAAAAAGCTAATGTTGTTATTTCTACTATATTAGAAATGTCAACAAAAATTGATAGAGTTAAGTTAAATAAAGAAAAATTTAATTTAATTAGAGAAATTAAGACATCGTATGATTTCCAAGATTTCTTTAAAGCCAAAATCAATAATTACAAAACATTAGCATCAATCTACGTATTATTTGAATCTTATACTGATAAAAAATTCAAAAATCCAGAAACGATTATTTCAAGCAAAATTAGTATTTTAGAGCACTTAACAAGAAGTGAATCTCCAACTAATTTATCTCCAATTGTTGAAGAATTTCTACAACAAGACAAAGCTAATCGCGTATTAGTTCAAAAGATAATGCTTGAAAAATTCAATAAAAAATTCTCAACACTATCTGACGAACAGAAAGAAGTATTACGTGAGTATATTCAAAGTATTTCTGATTCTACTAATTTAAAGAAATTTTTAAATGAAAAATTCAGACAAGTTAGATTAGATTTGCTTGACTTACAAAAATCAATAGACGAACCTGTAACTAAAATTAAGGTTCAAGAAGTTATAACACTAATCAGTCCAATTTTGGAATCTAAGAAGATTAAAGACGAACAAATTTCAGCTTTACTTCAATACCAAGAATTAGTTAACGAACTTAAGAGAGTTAATAATGGTTAGAATAAAATTAGCTAAGAAAAAAACAAATGAGATGTCCGGAACCGGTGGTTCCGCATCTGCTACTCCGGGTACCGGAGCTCAATATGCTTCTCCAAAAGCATTCCCAAAAGTTGCTTCTGATTATAACAAAACATTCGGTACACATTTTGCTCCATCAATTCCAAATCGTCCTTCAAAAGCGATCACATACAAAGAATTATGGGAAGCCGGTGAATATGATTCTTTAGTTAGTATTTTAAAACAACTAGGTGCTGAAAAAGATTCTATTAAAGTGCTTTTAAAAGCAGTAGAAATGGGAGCTTTAAAACCCTCTGATGCTGTTGTAATTACAAAGAAAGCATTAGGTATGAAAGAAGGATATGGTGAGTTTGATATGGAAGATGATGGACCAGATTACAATAGTATATCTGATTTAGAAGATGAATTACGTAGACTTATACGTTGGTCTAACCAATACGGAAGTAAAGGTGCTGATGCACAAATGGACCAACTAAAAAAAAGAATAGAATACTTAAAAACACAATCAACATCAGTAAACGAAAATACAGATATGGT